CCAATAGTAAACCCGTTGCCTTTATCAGAGCTTCCATTTCCTTTACTGACTCTCCAGTACTCACTAAACCTGTCAATACAAAAGCAGATTTTAGTTCTTCAGATAAAACCTTGGAACGTTCAAAGGCTTTCACATGTGCATCATTCAGGTTTTTTGCCGCGTTGATTTGTTTACTCATTGATTGTGTAGTCTTGTCTGTGGCCTCTTCTAATATTTTCTGGCCATCAGCTGCTCTCTCGATTCCATCTCTCATTTCATCGTATTTTTCATTAACTTGAGATAACTCTTTAGTGATATCACCCACAACCGTTTCAGTATGACTTTGTAATGAGTCCAGGCCACTAGTGATTGAATCAAATGGATTGGTATCGATGGATTTTTTTAATCTCTTTGCCGCTTCAAAAATCAAATCAAGAGGTTTGAGAACCGTTGCCCTCAAGACCTCGAAAGTTTTTTGCAAACCCAAAGCCATTTCAGCAATAACAGAATTCACCACTAATTTAAGACCGATCCAGCCAATTTCAAAAGCTTCCAGGAAGTCAAGCGCAGTCAGTTTGGCTTCAGTTAAATTCAAAAGGAATTCTGCAATTTTAAAACCCACAAAAAATGCACCAACCAGCAGAGCGCCTTTTGCCAACAGAATTGTAAAACCCAACAATGCTCCACCAACAATTCCAAGACTTAAAGTTGTGACTGCCAACGCTGTTATGATCAATCCAAAAGCGCCTGCCAGCCCTGAAGCTGCTGTCAATATCAATCCTGCATTTGCAATGAGAGATTGAATGGCGGGGTCCAGATCATTAAAGCTGCTGATAAAACCTGTCACGACACCAGTAGCCAAACGAATCGCAGGAATATAATTACCTCCAACAGTTATTGAGGCTCCCTCCAATGCTGACTTTAACAAGTTAATGGAACCATGAAGGTTGTCAGTACGCACAGCAGCTTGCCTGGCAGCTTCATCGGTGCCAGTGATATTTTTCTCCATATCTCTGAGGGCTTGACTTCCTTTTCCCACTAACTTAGCCATTTTTCCGCCAGCTTCTGTTCCAAAAATTGCAAAACTATCAATGGTCGATAAATTAGCTTTCTCCAATTGCTCTACGATATCGACAAAAGGGAGCATTTTCCCGCCTGTATCAAAAATTTGTATTCCTAATCGCTCGATAATATCGGCGGCTTCTGCTGATGGTTTTGCCAGGCCTACAAGGGCAGCGCGCAAAACGGTACCACCCTGCTCGCCTTTCAAACCAAGATCAAATAAAGCATTCAAAGCTGCTGTTGTTCCTTCTAGCGATTGCCCTAATGAAGAGGCATCAGGGCCTGCTTGACGCAACGCAAAACCCAATTTACTGAGATTCGCCTGTGAATTTGAAGATGATGCTGCGAAAACATTTGATATACGAGTTGCGTCTTGAGCAGCCAATCCAAATTGAGAAAGGGTTGCCGCAGTAAGTTCAGAAGTGAATGCGAGATCACTCGAAGTTGCAGCCGCAAGGCTTAAAACACCATCCAAGGTGCTTATTATTTGAGTTGTGCTTTGCCCTGCCTGACCTAAAAATAATTGCGCTTCAGCTGCCTTAGAAGCTGAGAAAACAGACTTTGAACCTTGTTCTAACGCCGCATCACGTAATTTTTTCTGGTCCTCAACATTTGCTTTAGTGACAGCCGAAACATTACTCATTGCCTTTTCAAAATCAGCAGCCTGAACAATGGCTGTTGTGAAAAGGGTTGCCCCAATTACACCGATAGCTACAGCAGATTTAGAGACCGCACGAATTTCATTCTGAAACTCCCGAATCTTGGCAAGTTTTTCATTAATATCTTTACCAATTTTGTTCAGAGCATTCTTCAGAAGATTCTTTGCTCGAAAAACAATGAGTAATTCTGCTGCTTTTTCAGCCAAGTGGGGTATCCCCCATTAGAAATGTAAAAACAATAAGCATTTAGTTAAATACCTTTATTCCCGTTAATTACCATAGAAGCCAAATGTGGTGGAACGCACATGGCTTTCTGAATTTCAGGACTTAAATTTCTAAAGGCCTTCAAAGCTTTTTTTGTCATAACTTGCAAAGCTTTGTTAGTTTTGAAATCTCTTGATTTGTTGCCGCAAATTGAAACTGCAATTTGATTTATTTTTCTGTTTTGCATTTCTTCACCTTTATTTTTCAGTTTACTTGTCCTGGTGCTTTGATATTTCGGAGCTGATGATTGACATTGCCCGCACAAATACAGCCGATTGATCCAACATCCCACCAGCCACAGGGAGATATCCCTTGTGGTAGTGGGGGAAAAAAGACATCAAATAAAAACTTTTCCTTGTTAATAGGGGAAGTGGACATTTCATCATCAACTCACCCTCAAATTGAAACATGCTAATATTTTGGGATCCGTCACAATCTTTATGGTGACAAGAATCACAAGCGATAGAGGCCAACTGCACCTGTACCGCTAATCGGAGTTTTTTGCTGCTTGCTCCGTCAAACCTAAACCCGTAGTGATTACTTTTGCCAATTCACCTCGGATCACGTTTGGAACGCAGTCAAATGTTTGTTCATTTGGCTTACCAGCGTTTTCTCTAAACTTCGCTTCCGTCCCGTTTTTAGTCTTCCAATTCTTCCAACCCACACAGCCTTTAACCAGGGCCTTAAGAGTTGTGGTTCCTGACTTCACCCTCATAAACTGTTTATTGTCGTGGCCCGTGTGAGAGCTTAAAGAATTGTTTTCTAATTCGGCAGCATCCCTTGCAGATAGTATTTTTAACTGGAAAGAGGGTTGATCTTCAGGGGGGAGCTTTCTATACCTTTTTGGAACGTAGTCATGTATTTCAGCTGGATCAATCGCAAAGAGAATTTCCTCTTGATCCTCTTTAGTCATTCCAGTTTCATTTTTTTCAACGTCTTCATCTTCAATGTAATCATCCGAGTCGTTCATTTATATGTCCTCTCTTCCGGACCTTCTGGATCCGTCGTTTGAAATTTAATTAATTCTTCAAACTCACTTAAAGGTGAGCTTGATTTCATCATCACCACTATTCCTGGAAAACTTCAGAGGGATATCGTAAGTGGCAATACCTTCACGATCTCCATCATTCACCTCGTCATACTGAACTTTGGGCGCGGTGATCAGGATAATATTTCCCGCTGTTTCTCCAATTTGCGCGGTGAAAGCCATCTCTTTAGATGATCTCCAATTCGCGTAGAAAGGATGCGTTGCCTGAAGAGTTTGAACAGGATCAATACTTCCCCGAACGGAGCGATCGGTGATATCAAAACCTTTTACGGCTTCAGCCGAGTTTGCATCTTTTCGAGTTGCAACAACCACACCCATATCAATGGAAAGCTTGTCAAACTCAGGAGAATATCCATCGATTGCTAGATTTGCATTTTTGAAAAGTGGAGGTTGAGTTGAATCGTAAACAAAACCACCTGGTGTGGGAACATCGGTAGGAGGCACATAAAGACCGATTACAGACATATCGATTTCACCCAGGTTACCTGCTGAAGTATTCAACCTGAAACTATTGACGAGACAATAAAGCATCTTGTGTTGGGTGCCATCTTTATAAAAGTATGCTGAAGCAGTCTCCAGTCCTGTACTGGCAGGTTCGTAATCGATAAATCCATCACCCGCGCCACCGGAGGTTTCAGCGGTGTCTGTTCTAGCAAACCCTAATGCACGAAGGATAGGATCAATCTCAGGAATATCACCCACTCCACCAGCATTAGCAGTCCCACTACCTTTTAATTCAGTTTTAAAAGTTGCTTCAGACCATACGGCGCCAATCTGCCCTGGAAAATCAGAGAAAGAAGGATTGTTCATATTTCTCACAACTTTTTCTGAAACGGGATTTACCTTTAAGTCTTTAATCAAAATTGCATTTGCACCAGGTGTTGGAACAGAATCCACACCTTTTGTACCTTCAACTTTCATAATCATTGAGTAAAGTTGCACTAATCCCATAACTAGTTACCGCCTTTCCCGGAATCACTTTGCTGACCTGGCTTGCTACTTTTTGATTCCGAATTTTGTTTTTTCAATTCTTCCTGATTTTTTTTATTTTGAGCAGCGCTCACTGTACGAACACCGCCCTTTCTTTGACTCACAACCTTTCCTTCTTCCATAGTTTTTCCTTTCCTAAATATATTTTTATACGGTCCACTTGATGCTGAATGACATTTCGTAGACTGCAATTTTATCGGTTACTAAAACCGGGAAGCGATCCAGCCGCTCAAGGCCGGGATAAACATTAGCTAATCCCAATTCGTTATTGTGAAGAGCGGCATGAACCAATTCGGTAATTTTAAAAGCACCTTTCGCTCCTTGCTTCCCTTCAAATTTTCCGCGCAGGTCTTTGGTTGCTACAACAACATTGAATTGATTCTTTTGAACGTAAGTCTGGCCACGGGTTGACGAATCCAAAGTGTCCCGCACAAAAGTGACAAAACAACCTGGAAGAAGCGTTAAAACCTTTTTAAGATCTTCCTGGCTAAACTGTCCATCGTAGCGTTCAAAAGTTTTCACGACAGCCTTTACATCAATGTCATTCTTTAATACGTCAATGATCAGCTGCTCGACCGTTTCAATTTCAATAGCCATTAAAAACCACTCAAATTAATTTTAGTAAAAGTGCGATCGCATTCCGTTTTAGAAGAAACAGGACCGCCCTCTGTATTCTCATTGGCGAGGCTTGCCTCATCATCGCCAAGCGTTTGTTTCCGCTCTGCAATGTTTTTTAAAGTCATAAGAGCATCCTTGTACTCTCCCTCTCGAACTTCATCCGGAGATCCGCGACGAACAAAAAGTTTCCAGATAGATATAGTCACCGAAAGGTTTTTTATGATTCCTGGTACCGGAGACAAAGGAACCGTTTTAACCTTGCCAACAAAAGAATCTATCTGTTCATCAGCTTCCAATATCACCGCATCAATAACGGTTTGATCGACGGCTCCCGCGGAAACATCGTCCGTCATCTCAATGATCAAATCGTTGCTGATCTTCTTTTGTAAATCTGAGAGGGTGCAATATGGCATGAACTATTCCTCCTCAGACCAGGCTATCAGTTGAGCAGCAGAGAACTCCTCCCACAAATTATCCCAGGATTTGTCTTTTACCTGGTACATCGCAAAGGAAATTTCCTGTGCATTTACCCAACCTAAATCTTTGAAAGTTTCTTGCGTGTAAAAATAATCAGGACCTTTCTTTTCGCGGTCCTTATTTTTTTCAGCAGCAGCAGCTTTGGCATCTTCCTGAGCTTTGGTAAATTTTTCTTCATCAGTCATTTTAGTGGCCGGAGTTCCAGTATCCATCTCCAGTTTCACTTCATGCAATTCGGCGGATCCTGATTTAATCCACCGTCTTGCAATTTCCTCATCTACATCCACGATTTCTCCAGTTCCATAAGTCTTACCATCGTGAAAACAAGGATAAGTTCGTTTGACATTCATTTCGATCTCCTATTCAAACCCTCTTACGCTAAAGAGGGGGTTGGGTTAGCTTTGAAAAATTTCTACTAAACTGCGTCTTCAATGAAATAAGCCACATCAGAAGCAACGACTTTTTCATCAGAGTTCCAGGTGGTCTTTACAAAAGTCGCACCTTTAACTCCACGCTTCTCATCAAAGGAAGTTCGAGTTTGTTTTATGGACTCTACAAAAGTATTTCCAAAATGGACGCTCTTCAGGGATGGGCTTTTCTTCACATGCATCAATGACACATGGTTACCCCATAGCTTGGAGTAGGAAGCGGCCTGTCCCTCTTTAGCCGTGTTATATTTCGCACGACCTACTAAGACATTTTCCACTTCAAACAAATCTGCAACGGCTTTGAGCGATGCCAGACCACCACGTGGAGCAGATCCGACACTAGATCCAATAGCATCCAACACTTCCGGAAGCACTCTGAATATCCTCCAAACCGCTTCACCAAATACAATCGTATTGGGTCGCAGAAATGCGGTGTCCAGACCGAGAAGGATATTATTTATCGGGGCATCTGCGCTCTGTCCCCATTGTCCAGTACCCGACAACTGAATTTTGTTTGCAGCTGGGTAGGTGGCCGGACTAAATGCAATATCAGCAACCCGTTTTTCCTGCGCCACATCAAGAAGTTCATTCTGCAATTCGGTTTCATCTAACTTCGGTGAAAGTGGTGAGTCAGCGTTATCTTCGGATTCTTTGGAAACCCAACCACCAAGCCCATGCCCTTTACAGGAGTAATTATCCTGAGACGTGCTGAAGTCAACTTCGTTTGGCATTGCGGTTGCGCCGAGCTTGTCATCCGGGATCCGGAACCGCTCGTCCTTGTCATACTTAAAAAAAGCATCCGAAAGTTTCTTGACTTTGACAATGGGCATGACCATAGGCCAAATCATTGCCGCGTTTCGATATTGAACACTGAAATTACTCAGTGGTTGATTAATGTGTAGATTCGTAGGTTCTGGCATTTGAAAAATCTCCTAATTGAAATTGAAAAATTATTAAATAAAGGGAACGCTTACACCATGCCTGGCATTAACAGAACCGTTCCGATTTCACCATCAGCACCATTGGACATGGCCATTCCTATCACGCGGACATCAGAGCCAACAGCAGTGGTTTCATTCTGCAGGTAGGTAGCATTAGTGTTTTCCAAATGAGTATGGCGAGTTGCCTTAACCGCCTTTCCATTGGCATCTGTAGTCAACATTTCTCCTTGAACTACTGCGCCTCCAAATTCCACTTTTGAAATACCAATCACCATGAGTCGCGCTCTTTCGGTATCCGCTGCATCATGCTGAACAACGCCCATCAATGACTCCGTTACTGCTGTGGCAGGTGCCAGGTCATCTTCATTCGTGCCCTTTTTCACAATACGAAATTTTGTTAAAGCGCCATCTGCGACGCACTCTTTTTCTAAAACTGAATTAGGTCCTAACATTTATTTCTCCTTACATTGAATTCAGAAAACCAAAAATTTGTTTTTCTTTAATTTTTATTGTTCAACCAACTGAGGATTGAGTTTGCTGACCTCAAGCAACGCTTCCTTGTATTCAACATTATTTTTTTCAGCAAACTCTTTAGCCAACTTGTCAAGGCTTGCTCCAGCTTCCGGTCCATCTCCATCAGAGATCTCATTGAAATTTACAGATTGAGGGAATACATCCATCAAATCTTTGAACTGTTCAAATTGAGTCGCCTTTTTAGTTTTACCTTCACCATCGGCAAACTCAATTTCAGCTTCGTTATCTAGTGATTCCATGAATTCGGAAAGACCCGATTTTTCCCAAGCAGGTAGAATCTTTCCTGTCTTGATAGCTTGAACTACAAAATTACTGATGTAGGTTTTGTGATCTTTTTTCTTTTTCTCTTCAAAGCTCGCTTCCAATTTTGCGAGGCGGTCCTTTTCCTCTTTATTTTCTTCTTCAAATTCCTTTTTAGCTGTGTCACGCGCATCCTGCGCTGCCTTTTCTTTTGCTTCATCTAACTGCTGTTGTGTAAACATACCTTCCTCACTTTCTTGTGGTTGGGAGAACAAATGGTTTTCGGCGTCCTCTTCCCCCAATGGAGTTTTTAAAAATTCAAGATCAAAGCTGTCAATGATCTTGTCTGCTGTTTCCGCATCATCTTTTTCAATAACCCAATCTCGAAACCTTCCTAAAATGCGACTTAATGCTGCAAACTTTGAATCATCCTGTTGAGAGAATTCAAAAATTACCGTGTTTTCTTCATCCTTAAATTTAATATCTGGAAGCCCTTTAACAGCGGGAGCAGCTGCACCCAAGAATCCAACGTGCCGCAAACTTCCATTCGGATAAAATGCAGCACTTCTTTTCTTGAATAATCCGCGTTCAACCATTTCCACGAATTCCGGTGCCGCATCTTTGATTTTTGCTAGAAGCAAATCTCCATCCCGCTTCAAACCTTCAACCCAACCAAATGCAGGCGCATTGGTTTTGGGGTGTCCGATTACAACGGGTGGCTCGTGTTCCTCTGCGTTAAATTTAGCGATAGCGGTGTCAATCACCGCATCTCCATCATGCTCATTCCCCGCGCTATCGGTTTGCTTTCCTGATTTAAATATTGCGATCCATTTACCGTTCATGCTTTTAACTCCCGTGACAAATTTCGTTTATGTTCGTGCCCCGCAGGGATATCAATTGAAAATGTGGTCGTCTGCGACATCCAGAATTTGCTCAAGATCTTCACCCTGCACAACCATGTATGGCCTGGCAGGAATGTTTACAGATTTATTCCTTCCTGCCTTCCCGCCAAAATGATGTATTGCCGAGTAAGGAAGATTCGATCCCGTTTCCACTCCGCGGTTACTTGATTGAGAATTTATAGATCCAATCAATAGAGCCTGGTCAATTAGTGTTTTCTTACCAGCCAGCCTTTTTTTGCCGCGGCTTGTCAGTCCGCCATCTCTTTTCTTTACAAACTTTC